ATTATTTCATCCGCGCGGACAGTGACAAAATCAGCGGCACTTTTTCGGTGAGTGAGGGGGCTTTGGCTCTCTCCTCATCCGATGCGGTTGTCAGCGGCGATTTTTCGCTTGCGGATGGGCAGTATTACAGGATTGTCGGCTCTCTTTACAACGACGGAGTGTGGCAGATGTCCGATACATTTCCGAAGAAACTCAGGGATGAGCAGTTCACGGGTCAGATCTGGCTGATGGCACCTCCCAGGGATTTCTGCGATCTCGCCGATGAAGTCGCTCAGTGGATAGACAAATACGGCGATGCGGCGCTTTCTCCCTATGCATCGGAATCCTTCGGCGGCTATTCCTACACCCTCAGAGGCACATCGAGAAGAAACGAAAGTGCCCGTGACAGTGAGGATGGAAGCTGGCAGACTGCTTTTAAGCGCAGACTCTCACCCTACAGGAGGATGCTTGTATGAAAATATACGAGAGGAATCTGCGGCGGTGCGTGCTGATGCATTTTGAAACATCCGATGACGGTGAAGGCGGCGAAGTGATAACCTACACGGACGGTGTGGAGTTTGAGGCGGCATTTGTACTTGAATCGAGGCATGAATACCGCAGCGGAAACAGGAAATGCGTGAATCTCGTATACACCGTGATTCTGCCCGGACTCAAAAATGAGCTGAATCTTACCGGCGTAAGACAATTCAGACGAATTGACGACGGACGTGTATTTCATATCATAAGGGAACGTGAAGCTCCTCCGAAATCATCGGTGATACAGTTTTCAACGATCACTGCCGAAACGGTATTTTTTGAGGAGCTTCCAAAGGAGGATGAACTATGACAAAAGCTGCGGCTGTACATGATTTTTTCTCATCATTCGGTCTTCGCGCCTATGAGGAATCCAGTGTACCCGATGACGCAAAACTGCCCTATATTACATACGGCCTTGTCACGGCATCCGGTGGGTATGAGTGTCCCGTGAATGCCGATCTCTGGTACTGCGGCAGCTCATGGACTGAGATCAACGCGAAAACTGACGAGATTTCCACAGTGCTGGGAAGCGGCGGTGTGATGCTTGCCTGTGACGGCGGAAAAATTCGCATGAGACGGGGGGAGCCCTTTGCTGTGTCGGTGAATGATGAGAAAAGAGCTGATGTGCGTCACAAGTCGGTGAATCTTTTCGCCATGTATCTGACGCATGACTGAGTCTGATGATTTGAAAGGAGGTTTTTTATGCCTAAGTTTACTAAAATACCCCAGGATACCTTTGAAAATATGCAGCTTGATGCAGGTGTTCTGCTTCGTACCTTCAATCCCGCATCGGCTGCTGAGCCTGCGGACGACCAGATTATCTGTGCCACCCGCGGCGGTATTACCGTGACCTGTATTCCGAAATACAGCGATATGGGGGATGACGTTGATAATTGCCCTGTCGGCGTGATGGAGCTGAAAAAGCTTGAGGGCTGGAATTGCGGACTGAAATTTGTATCTCTCGGAATGACTGCAGAGGATATTCGGCTTGCCCTCGGTGCTGCTGATGTGTCCGACGGAAAGATTGTGCCGAGAGGAACACTGTCTCAAAGCGATTTTTCCGACATATGGTGGGTCGGCGATACTGCCGGCGGCGGAATGGTTGCAGTATGCCTGAAAAATGCGCTGTCCGAAAAGGGACTTGAGCTGCAGAGCTCAAAAAATGCAAAGGGTCAGCTTACCGTTGAGCTGAAAGGACATGTTTCGGTACTGGCTCAGGACACCGTGCCGATGGAATTCTATTCCGCTGTATAAATTGCACAACCGTGATGCGCGAAGATTAAGAAAAGAGAGGTAGTATGAGAAATTTCAACAAAATTGACGACTTTTTTGCTTTTATCACCGAAGCCGGAGACGCCGTTCTGACGCTGTGTGCCGATCCCTGGTTTACCAGTCCCGATGGGAGTATCGCATCGTTTCTGGATTTTTTCTGCCGTCAGAAGGATAATATGATCCGTATTGCAGCTGCCGGAGATGCGGTCAGTGATGCCGAGTTCTGCGAAAACAGCACGCCATCGGAGCTTTCCTCTAAAGTAACTGAGGTACTTTCTCACAGGATTATACGGGATTTTTTTGGCTTATCCGCACCTGCGGCAGTCATTCGGGAGAGCGCCGTGTCTTTGATGCAGTCCTCTCCTGCGGCTCGCGTGTGTGCGGAAGCAGTCTGAGCGCATCGGGGTTTCTGAGAATTGCTGAGGGAGAAATACGCCGTATGATGGAAATGGATGCAGCGGTATGCTATATTTCCGACGCGCTCAGGATGACTGCGGAAAATACGGCGAATCTCTCCGGAGGCAGATATCTTACATCGGCTTTGTCGGAACGGATGTTTGACAGCTTTGATTACAGCAGGTCTTCCAAAAAATGCGGGGACACGAAATCGGCTGATGAAATCATCCGGCGCATCCGTGAAAAGCTGAAAGAGTAATTTTACAGGAAAGGAGTTTTTATGGATATATTCACTTTGTCTGCGTCGTTTAAAGCGGATACAGCGGAGCTTGAGTCCGGTCTTCAGAAGGCACAGGCAGGCTTTGCAGGCATAATCTCCGCGGCAAATTCGGCTGACGGTGCTGTGAGCAGCTTTGCATCCGAATCTGCGGAGGCGGTTTCCTTTCTGGGGGAATCCTTTGAGACGGCGTGGGCTGATGTGCGCAGCTCATGGAGTGGTGCAAATTCGTATTTTTCAGGAATCGCTTCCTCTATCAAGTCGACTTTTTCTACCCTTGCCGCTTCTATGTCGGAAATCGGTCAGAATATGTGGGACGGACTGAGAGAGGGAATGGATGATGGGAAAATCGTGGAAGCCGGAAGAATCAGCGTTTCCAACAAAGCGGATGCTGATGTTTCATCGGTGGATTTCGCCTCATCCTCCCTTGGCAAGTCTTCGTCCGCGCAGATCAACACCATGCTCACGGGCATGCAGGAGCGCGGAGGAAGCTACAACATCAACCTTGTGGTGGATGGACGGACTCTCGCCAATGTGGTGTTCGATCCTCTGAATGCGGTATCAAAGCAGAAAGGAGTGGCAATCGGTGCGTAGAATTACGATTTCTGACGGGACAAGCATGATTACGCTTCTGCCCGATCTTGTTTTTACGATCTCCCCCGAGACGGTTGGGACGCGCGAGACTATGGCATCCGGCAAAACCGTTATGGATGTTGTGGGCGAGAAAATCACTCTGGAGATTCCCACGGGATGGCTGTCGGCTTCCGATCTGGCTGTGCTGAAGTCCATGATCCGTCGAACCCATGTGCTCACAATCTCGTACCCCGATGTGGACGGCGAAAAGAGCGATCTGTTTTATGTGGATCATCCGGTTTACCGTGCATTCAAATACGGTGCCAACGGGGTTGAGCAGTGGTACGGCGTGACGCTGACAGCCACACAGTACGGGGTATCAACGGTATGAGAGTTACATCACAAAACTACCGTCCCTTTCCCGTTGTGCGCGATGTGGACTGCCTGATTTCCTTTGGCGTCATGGACACAAATGCGAAAAAGGATACGACAGTTATCAATACGAATGACACGGGGGTTTTTGATAACGTCCGCGATACGGTGAACGATGTATCTGCTCCTTCCGGCTGCTGGGCATCTCTTGAAAAGGATCTCTGGCGGCTTGACGGGGCTTACGACATACTCCCTGCGGATACATCCGACGTTGAAACGGGCTGGTGGTCTTCGGCGATTTCGGGAAACGACTGCACATTCCGTGAAAATCCCGTGATCCGCTTTACGTTTCCCGTGGCTCTGTCAACGCTCGGATGGACTCTGCGGTTTGATCCGCTGTCGGGGCAGTATGTGACAAAAATGCGGGTCACGGCTTATGATGCATCGGGAACTGCGGTTGATACGGGGATTTACGAAAACAAATCCCCGGTATTCGCACCTCAACATTATGTGGGGGATTATTATGCTGTTGAGTTTGAGTTTATGGAAACGTCGGAGCCATATCGGCGGGTGCGCCTTACTGAAGTGGAGTTCGGTATTACGAAGACTTACGACAGAAATTCTCTCGGCAGGGTATCCATGACCTACGGTGCGGACATTCTCTCCCGTTCCCTGCCTGCCCGTGAGCTGATATTTACCTTCGACAACTCTGACAAGCAGTACAATCTTCTGAATCCCGACGGTGTGTATCAGTATTTGCAGGAGGGACAGCGGATTTCGGCACAGATTTTCATCGGCGGTGAGGCTGTTGACATGGGTGAGTTCAAATTCACTTCGGCGGATGTGTCAAAATCAGGCATTGTACCCGAAATCACAGCTCACGATGACATGTATCTCCTTGACAGGTCGGTATTCAACGGCGGTACGGGAGCAGAAATGACTCTCTCTGCAGCGATTTCCGCTGTGCTGGGCGACTATGAGCTGGAATGTGTGTATGACGGCACGGCGGCTTCTGCCAAGGTGACTCTTTCCGTGCCCAAAAACACTTCTGTGCGTGAAAGCATACGCATGCTCGCTCAGGCTGCCATGTGTGCGGTGTACATCGACCGCGGCGGTGCTCTCAGATTCACGCAGCTTACTCCTGCAGAAGCCCAAGTCGGGCAGATCACGGCGGATGAGCTTTATGACTACTCCGGTGTGTCGATATCCGAACCCGTTGACGGTGTGACGCTGGATGCATCCTGTGAGTACAATCTCGATGCCGACGGAAATCCTGTGCGGATCACCTATTCGGCGGGCTCGTTGGGCGTCGGATCGGTGGTGCAGTCCTTCTCGAATCCATGCGTGGCAGCGTCGACCGGTGCGGCTTGTGCGGCGTGGCTTCTTGCCGGTCTGAAAATGCGCAAGCAGTACGCAGTGAAGAACCGCTGTGATCCTGCTGTGGAAATCGGTGACACGGTGAGAATTGACGATATTTTCGCAAACCGTGAGAATGCGGTGATTACAGGACTTGAAATCAGCTATGACGGTACGCTGTCGGCTGTCACGAAGGGGGTGGGCGTATGAGCTTACCGCAGGGATATATTGAGCTTGCGTATATCAGGTCAAGCGGACAGCAGTATATCAATACAGGATTTAAGCCGAACAACAACACAAGAATTACAGCAGATTTTGAGCTTACGAAAAGCGGATCAGACTGGCGTTGTATTTTCGGTGCAAGAGACAGCAGCATGGCGAGATGCTTTGCACTGTTCTTTTCAACCGATAATCTGTTCTACAGCAATGTCGGCAGTAAGGACTCTACCCATTTCTTTACTTCCCAAGTATCTGTTTTAGGACGCCATACTGTAGATATGAATCAAAATATGGTGGAAGAAGAGAGTACCAAGCCTATTATGAAGGTGTCATACCTAACTTAGACAGAAGATATAACGAAACTAATTCTGAATATACTAGGGATAAAATTGAAGAATATAT